TTGAGAAGTTCTATTGCTTCCATAAATTTATTAGATTGCTATTCTATTATACTAGGCGTTTGCTGAAAATTGACAAGATATTATTCCAATGAAATGACTTCTATCCTCTATTTCCAATGGAGTTGGGCCATTAATATCTAATACTCTAGGTTTACAACTAAATGTATCTGTATAATTAGAAGCATTTACTGAAGTTAGACCATCAATAACAGCTTCAGATATTTCAGCTAATTTACTTGTACCTTTTGATTTTGGAACGTAAACATTGCACTGAATAACACCAGCATAATAATCTGAAGCTGGTCCTTGATTTTGCAAAGTTGACTGATTAAAATCTAAACTCATTAAAATGTATTTTTTAGTTTTACCAGGACTTGTGAAATGCACATTATCATAAACCATTAAAACAGTTGGGTCTACATCTGATACTGCATCTGTTACTGCTTTTTCAAATGCTGCCCTTGTATTTACTAAAGTCATCTAGAAAACTCCGTATATTTAGCACCTGGCTGAGAAGAACCAAATCCTCCAGTGGTGCTACCGCCAACAAATAATCTTCCTTTGTCTGACATAGTTTCTCTAATCATTTTACCTAAAGAACCTTGAATAAAAGATTGAACTTTGCCACCTTCTAAAGCATATACAGCATATTCAGCTTTATTACCAATAAATACTGGTTTTCTATAATTAAATGCTCTTTTTACTGGAAATCTTGGTCGAATAACAGGACTTTTAGGTTTAGCATCACCTGTTCCAGCAAAAAATGCAGCAGTCGCTTGTTTTTTAAGACCCGACCAAGGTTTAAAATTCTCAATTTTATCAGTTGGTTTGATTGGACTACTTTGAACTTTCCAACTAGACGCAAAGAAACCTGTATAAACTGGACTTCGTTTTTTTGTAGCTAATTGAGTATGAACTTTTCTTATAAGAGTATTAAAATCTCTTGATATGTCTCTATCAAGATCTTTAGGTAAATTTTTTATTGTTCTTGTAACCATTAGAACCTCACAAGAATAGTGAATAGATAAGTTTGACCACCTTTCTTTGTGTCTATATCTACTATTTGTACAACTCTATTAGAACCAGCAAAATTAAGTGTAATTTCATCATCTAAATCTGGTTGATTATCTCCTATTAAATCTGGAGTCAAATATAATTTAGCTTCTCTCATTTCCTGTGCAGCTTCTTCTTCTGATTTAATAAAAGATATTGGAACTTTAATATCTGAATAAGTTGTATCTATAGTGACCTGCTCACTTGTCTCTACGTTATAACTAGATAATCCTTTTTTTGTATAAGTAATAGTGTGATCTAAAGAATTACCAAGTTGAGAAACAACACTTTTAGCTACTTTTTTAAATAATGAATCTAATTGACCTGCCATTATCCTCTAACTACCCTCAATTGAAAAGAACCTGCTCCACCTAGCATATACGCTCCAAGATAACTTTGTAACCAAGGATAAACATCTAAAATATTGTTTACTGCACCTGTTCCTTGACTTGCAGTATTATATTTAACTTGTAAATCTCCTAATTTAACTTCTTCAAAATTACCATCTGTCCCTAAATTACCTGTCATTGCATCTGTATCATTTGCTAAAGCTCTAGCTAATTCATACTGCGCATACTTTACATTCAATGGAATTGTGCTGCAAGACAACTCAACACCGTCTACCTGATAGTTATTTCTAGGGAATTTAAGTGACTGTCCTGAATCACATCTATCTCCGTAAAATACAAAAGTATCAATCCATCTTGTAGCTGCTATTAATGCTCTATTTTTTTGATCGTCTGTTTTATTCGTCCAAGTTGATGAGTCTGGAACTGTTTCAAAATAACTATTAGCCTCTGTCAACGTGACATAACTATTAGCATTTTCTCCTTTTATAGTTGCATTTATAGTGGCTGCCACGGTAAGAAAGTAATTTTAGTTTTATTGTAGCGTAAAGAAAAAACCCCACCAATAATTGATGAGGCTTAATGACCACAATTTAATACTATTAAGAAATAGTAGTTACATCAAGTGGTGAGTTAACGATTAATTCAACTACAGGAATTAAATCTACATCGTATGTAGCAGACCAGTTACTTGAATCCATTAACTGAGCATTTGTTGGGTTGTCAGATGCAGAACCCCACTTAGTACCCATGATGTGATAAGCACTATGGTAGTCAACAGACATAACATCTTGCTTAGATAAAATGTTTCTATCTGATTCAATGCTTAGAGGAGATTGCTCACCTTCAAGAATTGTTCCTGACTTAATTAAGTAGCAACGGAACTCTTTAATGTGTCCAGATGCACCAGGAGCAGATGTATTAACTTGTGAGTCAATAACAACATTCATTCCAGCAAATTGGCCAATTGATGTTTCACTAACACCAACACCACCGCCACCCCAAGTTACTGCACCACCAGTGGATAGAGCAGATGTTGAGAATGTAAGCATACCAACCTGATATAGGTAGTAAGCAACAGATGGATGAATTACTAGAGTATCTAGCTCTTCGCCTCTTTCTCCAAGAAGTGATCTTCCTCTTGCAACAGCAGAAGCAGTTAAGTAGTTCGCTTCAGCCTGACCAGAAGATGCACCTACAGCAAGGTCAAGATGGTTAGCACCTAAAGCACCACCACCACCAGCAAATAGACCATTTAAAAGACTAAATAGTCTTGCTGAGTTTAGCTTGTTGATAGCATCTGCAATTTGGTTTCTGATGTGACCCATTGGATCTTCACCAGCAGCTAATACAGCAATATCATCAACAGCATACGCAAAACCTCTATGACAGATAGTTGCGATCTGTGTTCCTGTACCAATCTTCTGTGGTGTCAAATAACCATTGTTACTTGTACCCCATGTTGCTGTACCATCTAAGATTTCCTCAGTTGGAGCGATTGGGTTAAATTCTGGAACTTGGATTCTTGTTCCACCTTCTGTTGCATCAAGAAGTGCATTACGCACAACAGCACCAGATTTTATAAATGCACTACGTTCCTTGATAGCTTCGGAAACGTATGTGCTGAGATTATTTCTCTTAACGATGTCCGCTAATAGGACACCGCCAGAATAATTCTGAAACGGAGCAGCCATTCAGATTACCTTTTTAACTTTTGCGATACCCTAGTCACAGACAAGGGGATTAGTTTCACAGAAACTAACTATTTTTGAGCCTCTTGCTTGAGCACTGCTGCAAGCTGTGGATCTTGTTCTAATAGTAGCATTTGTTGTGTGAGGTTGCCCGTTTTCCAAGGGTTTGGCTGTCCACTTCCTGCATTTGCTACAGGACTTGGTTTTGCACCCATTCCAGCAGCACTACTAGGCTTAAAATGATGCTCCCAACCACTTCCAGGGTTTTTGAGACTACTGAGATAAGTATTTAAGTCTTGTTCTACACCACCATTAAGAACAACTACTTTACCTTCAGCATTTTTTTGTAACTTTCCTTGTAACAATGACAGAGTTTGCTCTGCGTTTATCGCTCCAAGATTACTGATGGCTGCAAGTGCTGTGGTTTTGGTAGATGCAACTTCATTAGAAGTTTTTAAATCTTCTAATTGTTGAGACAAACTAGAGATCTGTTGGTCTTTTTCTTGTGCAGTTTTATTTGCTTCCTCCCAAAGAGTTTTCCATTGGCCTTGCTCTTCTAGGTCTTTGGTGCGTTTTTCTTCTTTTTGTTTATAGACCTCATCAAGTTTACCTTTGATGCCTTTAAATTTTTCTTCGCCTTCTGCTACCTGCTTTTTTAATGCAGATAATTGTGCTTCATATTCTGCTTTTACAGAATCAAGGTTTGGTGCTTGTGGTTGTGAAGGAGTTTCAGCCACAGGCTGTTCAGGAGGATTCACGGAATCAGGCTGAATTACTTTTTCTTCGATTGCCATTAATTATTCAGATAGAGGGCTGTCGGTTTTCTTTTTAGCAGGTTTTTTCTTAACTGCTTTTGGTTCAGGAGCAGGACAAGCTTCAGCAACTTTCTGTGCTTCAGTTTTTGGTTCTACTACTTCCCATTTATAAGTTCCGTCAGGTTGCAGAACATGGTCTATAGATCCAGCCATAAAAATGTATGTACTTGTCTATCATTGTATCAAACTATTCAGATTTGGCTTCATTTGCTGTTGGTAAAACTTCACCTTGCACTAAAATGTCCCTAAATTCATCTCTATCAATCACTTGCTGATCGAATAATGAGGTTAAAGCTGTAATATCTTGTCCAATTAATCTTTCAATATCAAAATCCCTACTAATTTTTACTTCAGGTGGTTCAATACCTACATATTCAGCAGATAAGTTAAACGCTTTTTGTAATTTTTGTTCTAATTCCATTGAAACCATTGCAAGCATAGAATTAGTATCAACACGATCTAATCTTCTAGCATCAGCAGATTCAGCTACAAACTTTTGTTGACTCAAAGTACTAATACCGAGAGTGGCCATCTGCATCTGAAGTTCTTTTATTTCAGCAGATTGAGCATCAAAAGCACTTGAAGCTGGCTCTACATAATAAATCTTATTACCAGGCTGAGTTGCCATTGCATAGTTAACAGATACAGCGAGATCTTTAGTTTGATCGTCATAACCTTCCATAACAAGCATTGGTTGAGATGCAACGTGCAAACTATGTATTAAATCTGCCTGTCTTTGGAAATGTGCAATATTTAAATATGCAATATCAAGTAAAGGTGGTTTGCTTACTAAATTATCTGTTTTACCAGAATAAATAGTAACTAAAGGTATTTCTCCAAGAGAAAAATTACCAGATTCTACTTGTTGATAATCTTTATCTGCTGAACCCATTTCAAAATTTCCTGTCACACTGTTATCAGAGACATCATACATTTCTTC